TGTAGAGATAACTAGAAGATTATTTGATTCACAGATGGGGGATCTAAAAATGGCTAAAAATAAGGGTTTATTGATGACTCTAAAAATGATGAATGAGTTTTTAGTTGTGCTATCTGATATGGAAAGAAATGGAATTAATATTAATTTAAAAGAACTTACTAATGTAGAAAAAGAATATCGTGCAGAGTTTGCATATTTAAAACAAAAGATAGATAAGATTGTCTATAAACAAATGGGTGATACAAAAATAAATTTATCAAGTCCAGAACAATTATCTTGGTTAATATATTCTAAAAAACCAAAAGATAAAAAAGAATGGGCTAAAATATTTAATGTTGGTGTAGATAAAAGCACAGGTAAAAATAAAAGAAGACCTAATTATTCACGACAACAATTTAGAAATTTAGTAGCTGATAATACAGAAACAATTTTTAAAACTGTAGCACAACAGTGCCATAGATGCCAAGGCAAAGGTGTAATTAAAAAATTAAAAAAAGATGGAAGCCCATATAAAAATTATACCAAATGCCCAGATTGTGATGGTGATGGTTATTTATATACTCCTATGGCAAAAATAGCAGGATTCAGACAAAGACCTAGAAGTGTATATGATATAGCAGAGTCTGGCTTTAGAACAGATAGAATAACTTTAACTAAAATAGCAGCAGAAGCAGAAGGTGAATTTAAAAATTTTATTGATGCTATTGTTAGACATAATGCAGTAGACACATACTTAAATACTTTTGTAGAAGGATTAAAAAATTTTACAAATGAAAAAGGTTTTTTACATCCTAAATTTATGCAGGCAATAACTGCAACAGGTAGATTATCTAGTCGTGATCCTAATTTTCAAAACCAACCAAGAGGTAAAACTTTTCCAATAAGAAA